CAATAGCATCAAGTCTATATGACTCTTGTGACTTACCACCTGGCGCATACCATCTGTACAATTCAATATAATCTAGTGTAGATACACCAACGAATTCATATGCAGTCAACTCTCGGTTGTTTACAACAGCCTTGCGACTACTAATGAAGTTCCAAGGTGATAGTTTTCGTGTATCATCTTCACCAAGAATCTTATTGAAACGATTTACAAGATAAGGAATATCAAAGAACTTAATGTTCCAACCTGAAATTACATCAGGGCAGTTCTCTTCCCAGAATCGCAAAAACTTTTTACATAATTGAAACTCATCATCACATTTGATATAGGTTTCATCACCACGCAATTCATAATCACCACAGCCAAACACAACTGTTTGACCATTGAGATACTTAATACAAATCGCGGTGATAGGTTCTGTTGCAAGATATGGGTCAGGGAAACCATTCTCAGAACCAACCTCAATATCTATTACTGCAATAGATAAATCTTCAATCTTCCAGTCAACCATACCTTTTTGTTCATCAGCAATAAATGCATAGGCATAACTGTTGTTACCATAGATTCTAAAATTCTCAACACCTTCATAACGCTTGACGAAATCTCTAGCCTCACGGATAGATTCAAACTTCATTGGTTCAAGGTGTTCACCATCTAATGATGTGAACTTGGTTTGTTTTTTGGAAGGCAAAAACAAAGTCGGCGTGTAAGCAATTTTGTACTTAACACGCCGGCCTTCTTTTACTCCACGATAAAGAATATTGTTGCCTACAGAGGCAACATTTGTGTAATATTTCATTCAATCATTATATCAGAATTTTGGAATGGAAGAGGCAATTTGAATACCAGAACCGAAGACTTGATTGTATTGATTTGTCAAATCTGTAACTGGTGTGGTTACAGTTAGAACATCCGAAGATACGAATTCAATTCCAGTAGAAAACTCTACGCAGAAATCTAAGAATGGAGAGAAGCCCATCATCGGACCATCTTTAGTTGGCTGTACAATAACCTGAACAGGTTGCTTTACAGTATAAACTCCGCCGCTATACTCAACATCACCCAGGATGGTTTGGTTCGTTTTGAATGTTATTAGTTTTATCGTCATAATGTTTAATTTCTATAATTGAATTAATTGGTTGTTTAATAGAAAATTCTGTTGCTTCTTGGAAGTTTTCAAACTCTCTAAAAGCAACAGCATTTGAATTGTTGAAATAATAAGTTACTCTATACATTTACTCTAGTATCTCCGTGTAGGACACCAATAGTGATCCATCGTTTAGGAAAGAGCATTTCTCTTCCACGATAGTCATTCATATCAGCCGATGGGTCTTGCATCCAACCAAGAACCTCTACCATGCCATCAAAGTCCCTCAAGTAGAGGTCATAACGGTCTGCTCTAGGCAAACGATTGTCAATAGCAAGTTTCTTGGCAATTTCACGAATGTTCATATTCTCTTTCTTTAATAACATAATAAAATCATTGTAACATAAATCTTGTTAGTATGCAAGCCTTATGTTTGATTTTTACCTAACTCAGATTGATAAGTTCTCTGCCTCAATTCAGAAGAACTGAAACGGTGTGAACGAGAATTAAACCAGATTTTGATGCCACGTTCTTCACAGATTTGTTTGCCTGTAAAATCTTTGTCTTTATATTCTTCACCAATAATGCGAACACTAATAGGCAAGAACATTAACATATCTTCAAGGTCTTTTTCAGTATTGTAAACAATGATTTCATCCACAAATTTAACCGCAGAAAGTTGGACATATCGTTCAACAATAGATTGCACTGGTTTATTTTTAACTCCGGGTCTATCAATTGTCGGGTCACTTTGAACACCAACAATTAAATAATCACAGATTTGTTTACATTCAGCCAACATAAGAATGTGGCCTGCATGGAGTAAATCAAAAGTTGAACAAGTAAAACCAACAGGTTTACCTATCATACTATCTGGCATAACTAACATAATTATTCCACTTCTACTGCGTTTTCATAACCACGAGCATAATCTTCCGCATCAGCTTCTGCGTTTTCAATATCACTGTAGGGATTATAAAATTTTTCATTTGCTTTTCCAGAATCATAACCTTGTTTATAAGGTGCTTCTGCGTATAATTCTATCTTTACATTTTTCTTAATCATAATTATTCCTTAAATAAATCTGGATGTTTGGTAATATTTTTCAGGTGTACTGCACCATTCTTCATAGTTATACTTAGTACATCATCAACTTTCCACCCAAGGTCTTGTATCATTTCTTCCGAGAATTGTAATATTGCATCACCATTCTCACAAATCTCAACTATCTCTGCGCTATATTTTTTCAATTTTTACTCCTGCTTTTTCCAAGAACTGTATGCCATTTTCGTTACGATAACTATTGCGATAATAGACAGTATTGATACCAGATTGGTAAACCAATTTGGCGCAATCCAAACATGGAGCATGGGTAATAAACATAGTAGCGCCAAGTCCAGATTCATTAGATTTTGCCAACTTAGCGATTGAATTTGTTTCAGCATGAAGCACCTCAGGTTTAGTTTTTAACGCATATCTCCTAGCATATCCTAGATCGGGATCGATATCTTCCTCCTCAAATGGCCATTGTTCGTAAATCTCATCAGGACTCAACCATCCGCCGGCACCACTCATATAGTCTCTGTACTCACAGTTGTTATCCCAACCAGAAGGCATTCCATTGTAACCGATGCTTATAATGCGGTCATCTTTAACTACAATGGCACCAACATGAAGTCTTACTGCGGTAGAACATTCAGCGAATGTCTCCGCAGTTTTCATATATGCATTAAGCAGTTTCTGTTTCATTCACACGTTTCTTTTTCTTTTCGAAAACTTGATTCCCAAAAATTTGAGCCTCAATCATTGCATTTTTATATGCATTACGTTCAAGAGCATCAACAATAGTTGCCATAGTACGTTTCGTTTGTTTGGAAATGCGGAAGTTTTTATCTTTTTTTAACATAATTTAATTATACACCAAAATAATATAGTTGTGAGGCAAAAATGGGGTCATTGCGACCCCATCGGTTATGCAGATTTCTCTTGTAAGAGTTCTGGTTTGAATTTCTTCAAACTATCACCAATCTCAATCTTGCGAGGTTTCTTATGTTCAGGGATAATATTTTCTAAGCCAATACTTAGAATACCATCCTTAAACTCAGCACCCTTCACTTCAATTGTGTCTGCAATGGTGAGTGTTTTTGTGAAAGACCTTGTGCCAATACCTTTGTGCAGATATTGCACTTTGCTTTCTTTATCTTCCTTTTCACCTTTGACAGTTAGTTTACCATCTTCAACTGAAATATCGATTTCATCTTTAGAAAATCCTGCAACGGCAAGTTCTACGATGTAACGAGTATCATCCAGTTTTACGATGTTGTGTGGTGGAAAGTTAGATACAGTTTTTTGCACATCCACATTCATAAGTCTTTCAACGTCATCAAAGAATCTGTCAAAGCCGAGTGTAGAGTGGTGCAATGGACCAAATGAAATGTGTCCTAGTGTCATAGTTATCTCCTATTAAGCGAGTTAAAAAATGTGACCCCGAAGGCGTCACGGTTTTATTTAGTCAAGGACTTCAATAATCTTGAGGTTTTTTACCAATATTATACTTGGTAATTAAATCCCATTCATCTTTTTCCTTGAACGAAATAATCTTTACCTGATGTAATGGTGCAATATTATCTGTCATTAGTTGTGGGTTCAGAATTTTCACTAAACCCCATTCTTCTAACAAATTTGCAATCGCATTACGTCTTTGTATATCATTCTCAGAAATGTTGGATGGCTTTCCATCTAGTGCAAACAATTCTTTAAAATGAACAATATAGTACTTACCTTGTTTATGTAAAATGTGACAAGACTGGTATAAAACTTTTTCTTTGCGTGAAGAAACACCAATTCGTGTTAAAGTTTCACGAACTTTCAAAAAATCATCTTGTTCATTGAGAGTAACCTCAATGAATTTGGCCAAATCAACCATATCATTTCCTTAATCCACCTGTATCGGTTTGTTCTTTTAATTGTTGGATTTGTTCATTACTAAGGAGGCGCTTGGCTTCACGAGCTTTTTGGTCAGATAGACCGAATACTTGCTTGATACATTCTAAATCTTCACTTTTTTCAGCCTTAACCCACTTAGCAAAAGGTCTTTTCTGTGACCTGATGGTATTTAGAAGAAAATCATATTGCAACTTCTTATCGGTCAGGTGCCTACGATTCATTTCGTTTGCATACAGAATACAATCTTTGTGGTAGGAAAGGCTTCGATTAACCAGAAAGGGTGAATAGTCTTTTTCTGTCAATTCATCAACAATTAGATTTTTCTTGTTTTGAAGTATTGAGTTAACATAGTCAAATGGGTTACTCATGTCAGCATCCTAATCAAACCAATAGAATCAATAGTTGTCAGCAAGAGATAATTGGCCAACATGCCAAATGATTTTCGAGTATAACTAGCCCAAGCATACATGGCACAACCACTAATCCACACAGGATACAGAGCAAGAAGAGGAGGATTTGGGACTGTGACTGCCATGGTAATTGCACAGCCAATAGATATAGCCCAAGCCAACAACTCAACAGCAAAACGAAACTTATTAGAAGTAT